TCAGCCCTGGCGCACGCTGAAGGAACGCAGGCTCTTTGCCGCCTTCCGGAACGACTTCCGGAAAGAGGTTGACCATGCGGTTGTCGGCGGCGTTGACGCTTCGAGCGACATACGCCGACCCTAAGATCGGCGTCTTCATCAGTAGTTACCCGCGTAGACGTTAAACCGCTGCCGCGACGCCACAAGGCTGTACGGCATGGACATGATGTCGTCAGGGTTGTTGATGCGCTTGAGGTTGCGCTTGCTGGTCATGGCGATCCGCATGACCTGCGGCGTCGGCTCAACGCCGAATTCGGGCGCCATTTCGGTAGCCAGATTGTAGCGGAACGCCCGCAGGTAGCCCGGCGGGAACGACAGCGTGGTAGCCAGCGTCGCCGGTTTGGTCAGTTCTTCGACGGAGACGAAGTGCCACTCCAGATCGCGCGTCGGGCGCGGGTAGATGAACATCTCCACGTCGGGGAACGTGTTGTTGACAAAGATGACCTGCGGGTACGTCGAAGTCACGGTCTTGACCGCGATGCCGTTGTACTGCTGCTGGTTGATGAACTTGATGCCGTAGCTGACGCCGGTGCCGGGGTCTTTGAAGTAGGTGCTGTCGTCGAGCAGCACGGGGCGGTTGCCGACGAAGTTGCCCGAAGGGCCAAGCGTGCGGAACAACTGGCCAGCCGGCCACGTGAAGACCTGATCCTGCGTGGCGAACACCGACAGTCGTTCTGTATTCCAACTGTCGATCATCTGGTTCATGGCGTTCAGGGCGTCCTGCGACGTTTCGGCCGAAGGCACTTCGCCCTCGGCCAGAACGCCCAGCAGGCGCAACGAACCATTAATGATGTCGCCGGCAGTGGTCATGGCTTAGTCTTCCTGCGCTGCGCGTCGGCGTCCACGGCGCTTGGGTGCCGCCAGTTCGTTGACGGGCGCAGCCTCGGCTTCGTCCTCGTCCTCGTCCACCTCTTCAGCAGGCGTGGTCGGATCATAGCGCATCCAGCCGTACATTTCATCATGTTCCGCTTCGTGTTCGCTGATTGCGACCTTAGCGCCGTGCACGGGGTGCACCATGTAGATAACAGACATACAGAACCTCAGAAAAAATGGACGGCCCGGAGGCCGCCCACTGGGTTAGGTGATCGCCATGAACCGCCAAACGGTGCCGTCCGAATAGAACAGCTTACCGATGCCCGTTGCGTTCGTCGTGATGCCGAGCGAACCCGCGGGGGCCGAAGTGGTCGTGACGGTGGCGGTGATCGCCGTGCTGAGAACGTAAACGCCGGCGTTGGCGTTGCTGGCAACGGCCCCGCTGGTAGCGGTCGAAACAATCGAACCGCCCGTCACAGCGCCAGATGCCGACACGGGGCCGGTAACGGTGACGCTCTCGAACTCAGGGTCGGCGAAAGCTACGCCGATGGCCTTTGTGTTTGGCATGATAGGTACTCCTTAAAAGGTTGCCCCGGCCGAAGCCGGGGCAAGACCCATTAGTTGGCGACGCGGTACAGGGTGTAGGTGCCGTCGCCCGTCTTGCGAGCGCGGAACACAACAGCCTTGCCGGCTTCGCCAGCGCCCGAACCGACCAGCGTCCAGCCCGTGCCCGCGGTCAGCGTGCCGGCGCCAGCGCCCGTGGAAAGCAGAGCGAAGTCGAAAGCCGAGTTGACCTTGGCGCTGCTGATGCGGTCATCAACACCGCCAACGCCGGTCACAGCCGGCAGAGCGAGGTTGGCACCGCTGCCGGAAGTGAAGACGACCAGACCCTGTTCGAGGTCAAGCACGGTCAGAGTTGCCGCGCCGGTGTAGGTGGTGGGAGCAACCTGCGTGCCAAGAATGACTTCGTTGAGGTTGCCATCGCCGACCTGATAACCGCCGGCACCGTTAGGAAGAGCCATAATATAATCCTTTCAAATGGTGTGGCCCCCGGCGAACCGGGGGCCGAGTTCAGGTTAGCCCCAGAGACGGCAAGCCATCTGCGGACGGATCGTGCTGTAGCCGTACAGAACGTCGATACGGCAGGGCATACGGTCGTTGTTGATGTCGTACTGACGAACAACGCGCAGGCTGATGCCGTTGTGGACAGCGCGCGACGCCATATCGACGCCCTGCGGGAGCAGGAGGTCGGCGGTGGCGAAGGTGATCGCGTCCTTGTGGTACACGAGGTTCTGGGCGTACTGCGTGCCGCCGGCGCCGACGAACACGACAGCCGAGCCGTTGCCCGGCAGAACGTTGACGGTGGCAAGCGCGTGACCGGCCGAGTAGATCGGAGCCACGGTGAGCGTGCCTTCGCCCGAGCTACCCAGCGTCACAGTCGTCAGCGAGACGAACTGGAACAGCGAGCCGGTGCTTTCACGGGTCTGCGGGTTGACAGCGAACACGCCGTTGACGGTGAACACGTCGCCAGCCTTCACGGTCAGACCATTACCAGCGCCAGTGATGGAGATGGTGCTGGCGCCTTCCGAGGTAACGGCCGCTGCGGTCGAACCGCCGGTGGCGTTACGGGTGCCGGTGGTGAACTGCTTGATCGACTGCGACATGTTGATTTCGTCGAAGCCGAGCACGCCGGTGCCCATCAGGCCGTTCTTGAACTGCTTGCTGATGGTGTCGGTCGGGTTAAAGAGGCCCTTCATCCCTTCGACGAGGCCAGCGTTGGCAGCCGGGTTGACGGTCGCGTAGCGCGGCGACATCACGGCAGCGTTCTCGTTCAGCTTCTGCTGGGCAGCCAGCAGAACGGCCGAGGTCGCCGGGGTGACGCCGGGGGTGCCGACCGAGTTGCCGATGGTCTGGAAGGCGTTGGCAACGTCCGCGTCGATGCTCGAAGCAAGCTGCGAGATACGCGGCTTGAGAACACGCTCGGCGAAGTCGTCAAGCTGCATGGTCAGTTCGGCGGTGGTGAAGTTCACACCGATGTGCTTCTGCGAAGCAACGGTCAGGGTGGTGAACTGCTCGTTGTCGTCCTGCACCTGAAGGGCGGCGCCGTCGGTGACGAGGGCACGGTCAGGCAGACGGATACGCAGGGTCGAGCCGATCTTGGCGCCTTCCACTGCGAAGCTGTCGTCGTACTGACGGTTGACGTTGCGGGTGAGCACGAGGTTGTTCTCCAGAATTTCCAGAGCCTTCCGCGTGATCATGTCGATAGTAAGAATTGAGTTGGACATGGGTTAGTTCCCTACTTAGCGGTTACGTTGTGCCTCGAACTTCTTGATCTGCCGCAGCCGTTCCGCCTCAATCCACTCCGACGTGCTCATCGACTTGGTCGAGCGAGGGTCGGTGGTGTCATATCGCGGCGCCCCAGTGGAGCGGGCTGTGACAGGAGCAATCGGTGCCGGGGCGGTTGAAGTTTTTCTGACCGGCGGATTTGAGGACAGTGAAGCCTCAATCTTTCCGATTTCCTTTGCCTGCAAGATTGGGTTGAGACGCGCGATACGTCCGGCCTCTTTGGGGTTGGAGCCGAGCCAGTAAAGGACATCGGGGCCAACATCCGAGGCTTGGATGCTCAGGGCCATGTGTTCCGTAACGGGAAGGTTCGGGTTGTAGGCGACTTGATCGAAGTCGTCGTACTTGTCCCGCGCCGTCTCTTCACGGTCATGGTACGCTTCCAGCATCTCCGTTTGCTGGCGTGCGGCTTCCCGCTGTGCCAGCAACTCTTCCGCTTTGCGTTCGGCCAGAGCCTCGGCGTAAGCGTCGTAGGTGTCGAACTGGTCAGGGTAGATGTCCGCGGCCGGTTGCGACCGTTGACGGGCTTCCTGTTCAGCCAGACGTTGCTGCTGTTCGCGCTCCCATTTGCGCTGCTCTCTTGCAAGCCGCTTGCCGACGATGGCGTCCAGTTCTTCCTGAGTGAAGGATTTGGGCGCGTCCTGATCGACAGGCTGTTCTTCCGGCGTTGCGGTTTCAACGGGTTCTGGAGCCGCCGTGGTTTCCAGTTCCGGCGCGGGCACTTCCGCTTCAATAGGGACGGTGTCGTCCATGTGTTGTTGACCCTCTCAAGTCACCTGATGTTCCGCACCAGTACGGTCAAAGGCCAGCGTACAATAAATTTTGTACGCTGGCAATATCGGCTAGATGAGCGCTATGTTACCTGCATTGTCTATCGTGACAGTCTTTGTCACCAGACCGTTAGGGCTTGTCAGCTTGATACCTTTTCCCGCAGAAGCGGCTACAAAACCTCCCGTCACGGCCGTTACGTCCCCCGATGTTTGCTCAAACCTAACGCGGACAGTTGTGCCTTCAGCAAACTCTTGCACGCTAAAATATTTGACGCGGTTAATGAACGCGCCGCCATCCCAGTAGTGGCCGAACGCGCCAATTTCGGTGCCGCCGTAATAGGATGAGAACGTAGCGCCAGAATTGGGCGTGCCGTCATCATTCGACACGCCAATCTTGGTGACGCCAACCGCATTTTTAAGCAGCGCAAGGTCGCCGTAGTTATTGGATGCGCCGACGTAGACCGTTCCGCCACCAGTGATAGCAGCGGAAAAGCCAGAAGACACCGTAACACCGCCGAGCAGATCGGCAACCGTGACCTTCTTGGTTGAAGTCTGCACCAGCGGCAGGACTTCAGTACCAGCCAACGGAAGCGTGGCTGCGGTAAGCTGGGAAATCTTTTTGTCAGCCATTGTTCAAAACCTCAAATTAAGGAAGGCCACGCCAAACGCCGTCTTCACCAAGCACCCAAGACCGGACTTCATTCTCGCCAATCGTGACATTGCCGTAAGCCGGGTTAAGGATGTTACCAGCCCCGTTATTGTTGACTGTCACGGCGCTTGGGGTGGCGTTGAACAAGGTTAAGATATGACCAGATTCAAGCGCGGCGTTGCCGCTAGGTGTAGCAGCGAATGTTGTGATGGTGATAGGCGCTACGTGCGTCAACTTAACCAAACTGGTACGCGTGCCTGCATCATTATTAGGGACAACAAGAGTAGCAGTCGCGCCAGAAAGCGCTTGGATGCTGTAGCCGGGTGCTGGGCGACCGGGGCCAATGACACGCGCGGTTCGCATCCCTAGCAAATGAGCGTCACCAGCAGACGCATAGTTAAGCGCGCCGAGAGTAGCTGTGTCGTAATCGACTAGCAGTGATGCGCTGCCAATTTGCGACCGAAGCACGCCGCTTCCGACAAAGACAGCGCCGTCCAAAACAGGTGCGGCAGTGCCAAGAGCATAGCTGGCGTAGATGCTGCCGATACGAACATCGTCGATTTCAGCGCCTAGGTCGCAAAGCAAGTTGAGTGCTTTAGCTAGAGGGTTGATCGAAATAAGCGAACCTATTTCAACATGGCGCAGTTCGCCGGATGGTTTGACGTTATACACAAACACATCGTCAGTAGTCGCGCCTTCGCTAATGATGCTGCCGATGTGAGCAGAACCGAAAGACGCGCCGACGAAATCA